TGAAACGTACAGTCATAGTCGGTATTGAACGTACAGTCATAGTCGGTATTGAACGTACAGCCAGAGCCGGTATTGAACGTACAGTCATGAATCCAATTAAAATCTAACACTAAACTATTTTCTACTGAAGAGAATGTGTTTGTTTTTTCATCCCATATAAAATCATCCAAGGATAGCGGTTCCCCGTTTTTCAACACTCTTTTTTGCACTTCTAACTTATCCATTTCGTTATCCTTCCGCCCTGTTCGGGCTTGTTAGCTACATTCTTTAAGTACATCTAAACACTCCAACATTTCTTCCTCATCACCGCATTCAATAGCCTCTTCGGCTCGCTCAATCTTAGAATTTAATATGGTCGCACCAAAAACACCTGGCACGCCAACATCTTTATACATTCCCAACAATTTCTTGCAACGCTTCAGTTCTTCAGTTAATTTTCTGGCATAATTTCACCTTTCAAAATCGCCCACCACCGCCAACAATTTGCCTTCGGTAGTTACGCACCCGGCAAAGCTTTTACGCAATTAGTTATGACGGCAGCGGGCTAGTTTGCATCCAAGAACCTCATATTATTTCCTTCAAACTTCAGTTTAATATCACCAGTCGGACCATTCCTTTGCTTGGCAACTATAAGCGTAGCCAGACCATCATGTTGTGCCTTATCCTTCTTGTAATAATCGTCACGAAGTAAGAGCAGAACCGTGTCCGAATCCTGTTCTAAATTCCCAGACTCTCTCAAGTCAGAAATAGCAGGACGATGATTAGTTCTCTCATCAGCCATTCGGTTCAACTGACACACCACAACAATCGGGATATCAAGTTCTCTGGCCAATAGTTTAATCAGCCGAGAACATTCACCTACGGCCTCGTATCTCTTACCCTTACCCTTAATCTCCATAAGTTGCAGATAATCTATCACGACCAGTTTAATATCATGGCTTCTCCGTAGCATCCGACATTGACTTCTCAACCCATACGGCGTCAACTTAGGATAGTCACATATAACCAGCGGTAACATAGACTCTTCTGCCGCGACAGATTCCAACATGGTTATCCCAACGTCACCCAAGTACGCCTTCTGCATCTGGTAATAGCCAAGCTCAGAGCGTGCGGCTAAATGCCTCTCTATCAAAGAGTCGGCAGACATCTCCAGTGAGAACACCGCCACCGCCCCCCCAGCGGCAGCGACGTTAGTAGCAATGTTAATGGCAAGGATAGACTTGCCCATAGACGGACGACCAGCTACGACGATCATCTCGCCAGCATGAAGACCACCAACTACGTCATCGACATCACGGAACCCAGTAGCCAATCCCTCAGCACCATGCGTGGCCCGACTCTTCACAGTATTAACTACCCTGGGTATGATAACAGAGATATGTTCAGGTTTAACTATTTGCTTCTTTTCAGCTATTCGTAATAATGCAGATTCAGCCTGGTCAGCAATCACAGATAAGTCAGCAGCAGGATGATATGCAGCGTCAATCAATTGCCCTGCCATTCTGATATACGACCGCAGAGTGGACTTTTCCTTCACACTCTTAGCGTAGTAGTTTCCATTAGCAGAAGTAGGAACACTCTCAGCTAGTGTTATCAGATAATCAACGCCACCAACGACATCAAGTGATTCAGTCTTATTCAGCATATCTCTCAGCGAAACAAGGTCTATCGGGATATTATCAGCTTGTAGTGACTTCATTGCCTTAAATATGATCTGATTAACATTAAGATAGAAATCGTCAGCAACTAACGTGTCGAATATATCTGGCCGGACTTCATCGTCTGTGTCAAGGATTATACTACCCAGAGTGCATGACTCTGCCTCTGGATTTTGGGGGGGGAGTTTTTCAGCCATCATGCTATCTCCGCATCTTTAGCATTATCTGGATTCACAGAGATAACTTCCTTCTTCCAATACTCACTTGCATTAACTTCATACGCCGACCGGGACACCTTCTTCCATTGGACAATAAACTCACCGCATAATATATCCTGACCTTCAATCAACTTCTTCTTCAGTTGCCTTTCAATAGCGTCAAACTTCTTCTTACTCAACTGTAAATCATCACGTTGCTTCAAGAGTTCTTCTATCTCAGTATTATCGAACAACTCAAGATTACCAGTAGCAATTAAATCAGGTAGGCATTCATGGGCAAACTTACAGCGAGAACAATCCTCTGGCGAGTTAATCTTGCTAGGTAGCGTACCTGCCTTAACATGGGCATTAACTCTCTCAGCCTTCTGCAACAACCCCTCGGCATAGTCATAATCCAGGTCAAAGAATATGGACTTGATATCGTATAGATTCTGCTTATTCACAAAAATAATACAGCATTTGTCTATATCCATACCCAAGGCATATAAGAATAACTGACCTCTGTATTTCTTCGTCCACGGATATTTAGTTAAATCGTCATAAGTGTGGATAGTATTGAATACATGACTCGAACAGGTCTTGATATCGACCACACAAGCATTTAGCCATGTTCCGTCCTCACTCATTACTTGCAGGATACCGTCAATATGCCCGGTGATATCGTGAGTCCTTTGCATATTGGCATCTATATCAGACTGAGAACCGACGATACGCCATTGAGGGGAAGATGAGCGACCCAGTGTTGCCAGTATCTTCTCGATAATCGGCTCAAGTTCGTTACCAGTCTCAAAGATGCCCTGTAGAGATGGAGGGACCGGCTTGGCCTTCTGCCACATGGTTCGCATATAGACAAGCCTACGTTCGCATGGGTCGTCCAGTGAAGATGCCCGGTTAGTATGACATGGCCATACCTTAGATTTAGTCTTTAGAAATTCAATAGCATTCTCAGATATGTTCGGTAAATTCATCATCTAATCCTTTCCAAAAAGATACGGCAGCAGCAGGCTGGAAAGGTCGGGTTATTTAAGAAGTGAACCCACCGCCACCGTATGTTTCTAATTGTTCAAAATGCGGTGACAGGGGAAAACATTAAACCCCACCACCGCTGCTGCAAATGGGAGAAAACTCTAGGTAAACATCTCTTCGGAGTTGCCACCGGTTACTTTCAAGTGTGCTTCGTATGCTTCTTTTGTCTTCTTGTGGCAAATGGCCAGTGAAGTCCCGGACATCCGAGTCGTAGTATCAAACGATACGACATTACCATCCTTACCCTTAAATGATGTCAACTTAATGAGTTGTGTTTTCATAGCTGCCTTATCACCATTGTTCATTTCAGTGAGACAAGCAGTAATCTCTTTGCGTTTATCAGCATCACCAGACTTATCAGCAGGGGGCTTATTCTGTGTACCACCGCCACTACCACCACCGTAAGTTACGCGGTGAATCAGGTTGGCGTCGCCACCGTGATCTGCGATAATCTTAGCCAGCTTATCAGTCTTAATACCTCGCAATCCAAGCATCTGCTTGATACCATTACCAATACAGATATGCCTCGCAGCGGCCCGGATATCGTTCTCGTTAATATCCTCTAACGCCTTCCAGCCGCCCGCTTTAGTGAAGCCAAGGAACTTATCCCTTGTCGAATAAACGCCCTCACAGGGCAAGCTACGGCCCCACAAAAAGGCAGTAGCAGAGCAGATATATGTGTACCACCGTCCTTCACCGTCAGAACCGGAGTTCTTCTTCATAGTCCAGTTATCAAAGGTGAATGGCAGGTGCTTCAAGAACCTCTCCGCACCAGCACTTGATAGACAAGCTGTACCGTCATGGTCTATCCAATCTCCTTCATGGCAAATGTTTATGAACGTAGCCATTATTGCGTTCTCTGCTCTCTTAGCGTTCCTAGCCGCCCCTTCCAGTTGCGTAACAAACGAGTCATCAAAGAGTTGTAGATTATTTACACCCGCCTCCGAACTTCCATTCTCAATAGGTACAATCGTACCATCTTCTACATTAGCATCAATAAATTCTTCCGACATGATAAATTCCTTTCCAGTTATAACCTTTTTGATTCTTTCCAACAGGGTAATTATGGACCATAGAAACGAGAAGTCAAATTAAAAATGATAAATTATTTGAAAGGCTTTTGCTTTTCTATTTCTAATTTGGCTTCAACAGACGCCATCCTCTTAGCCATCAATACCCGTAATCTGTCAGACCTGCTAATCTTACCCTGGTTCTCCAGCCGTTTAATGCCAGTCATTCTATCACTAGCCTCAGAAGTAGCAGCCTTCCTCATATTTTCCAACAATGCGACATCCTTAACTCCTGGATTGTCTATATTAAACTTATAGTATTTCTTGTGTATCTCAAGGTCGAATAGCTTACCGGCCAATCTGTGCATATCATATATCTCTTCTTTAGTAAGCTGTATTGCAGGAGGCACAAGATCATCCTCTCTGTCTTCAGCAGTCACAGTTCGCCCCATATCTGAGAAATGTTTCTGGTTATTGGGATGGTTGTGGTTCCATTTCGATAACATCCACACAGCGTTCCATCCCTTACTGGTCCCTTTCATATCTTTCTGTAGCCGTACCGGATTGAACATTGCTCGCATAAACATTCCTGTCTCTGTATCTCCAGGCCGTTCTAAATCCTCACCCAATATATCCGGTATTGGCATCATAGTACCAACTTCAGCAAACCCCAAATCATATCTAGTACGCCTCTTGTAGTTCTCAAACCAAGACTCAGTTTTGTCTGTCCTGCTATTTCTTATTTTCCTATCAGTGGCTTTGAATGCAGAGCCAAAAAGATTAGGTACGTGCATTCTGAAAAAGTTAGTCTTCAGCTTGTCGCCATACGTTGCCCAGTCTAAGATAGATTTATAGGCATCGCCAAGACCTTTTACAAATGTCTGATTCGATATAAGACCAGCCGTTCTTGATGTGAATTGCGCACCAAGGTCGTCTATCTTATCTTTCAGTTCATCCTTCTGTGCGGGTGTCATCTCAGATGTATCAACATCTAATAGCTTAGATAAATCGAATAAACCTTGCACGAAATTCACACCTATCCCTAGAGTTACAGACCAAGGGCCAGCGTTCTCGTAACTATGCCAACCACCAAATAGATAGAAACTTCCTCTTGGGGTTATCTGTCTATTAGTTCCTTCCGCTGATTTCCTTACAGGGCGATAGTCCCTTGTTGGAGTAATCTTCATATCTCTGACCAGAGGCCACAGCATAGCAGTTGCCGCAATACCAGCCATTGAGTTAGTGAAATCTCTTATCGCTTGTTGTGCGGTGTATTTCTTCCCGGTAATAAGTTTTTCCATTCCCTTAACGCCCATTAAGGGCATCCCAAAGACGCTGTTCTCAATCCCTCTTGCTGTAATCTGTATCGGGGTCTTAGCAAACATAATCAATAATGTCGTGGGTTTCATACCCAATATTTCCGCGTCCCTAAGTTTAAGCACTTGCTTCTCAAGACCACTGCTGGGTAATTGAAAAGAAATCTTATACATCTCTTGTTCTCGCAATGCCCTCTGCCATGACTCACTGCCTAAATCTTCAAGTTCATTATCCATGTAGTCTTTATATGTATGTTCCTCATCAAACGTCATGCCTTTAGCTTTTGCATTTCTAGTGGCAGCTTCAGCCACAACCGCATGAGCATACACAGTCTTAATTAACTGGTCGCCAAAGGCTGTTGGTGCAGTACCACCCTTCCTGTAAAGAGTACCGAATAATCGCCCTATCTTAGTCCCCTTTAGCTTGCCTTGGACACCAAAAGGGTAACTCATTAACTTGCCAAACGCTTTGCCATTTAATGCCTGATTAGAATACATCCAGACATTCTTAGAATCTTGAAGGTTAGCAGTTTGTATCTCGAAGGCAGGAACCTCATACCAATAAGAATAAGCAGCGTTCTGAATAGCCCTCTTCCATGTTACTTTACTGAAAAACGCCTGCCACATAGCAGGGGCTTCTTTTAATGTTGAATCAGCAATAGACTTAGCTTTAGACACTTTAGATAAGCCCACTCTGGCTGGTATTTCTAAAGCGGTCTTCACAATTAAATCACCTATAGCGTAAAATCCAGACATGGCATTGCGAATAGGTGTTGCTGGTGCGCTCATAAGATTATTACGCAACAACTCTATATAAGCGTCCCACATCCCAGTCGAAGAGCGAGTCATGTTTATCTCTCGCATGATTCTATACGCAACTCGAATGTCATCCTTTATCTCTCCGTCAAGATTTCTTAGGTCAACGCCCCACGATATGATTTCCTTTCTCAAATCACGAATCTCATCCATGTCAGTTTGTAATATTTTCTCTATGGCCTTAGCACTTTTCAATGCGTCTTTTTCACGGCCTTCTTTTACCGCTTCAGTATAAGCTTTCCTTTCTGTTTCTAAGGCTATCCTGCGTCTGACCGGCATCCGTACCGCCGCATTTATTAACAGCTTATGTATTGCCCTACCCATCTGCATACGACCAGCACCCATAACTAGTATCTGTGCTTCTGTTGATCTTATGTCACCACGCCCTGCAAATAATGATATAGAATATTCTATCTTTTCGTCGTTACCACTAACAAACCCGTCTAAGGCGGCATCCTCAGCAATGATCTGCATAGCAGCCTCTTCTTCAGGTGTCGATGGAATCTTACCATCGAATGCCCTCTGGGTGAGTTCGGCTACCTGTGCAGGGTCATTTAATATCGTCGCAGCACCGGCCCATATCTCAGGAGCAGTCTTAGTTGGTGGTGGACGCAAAGCCACCGCAAACATTCTCTTAGTCGCAGGTATTAAACCTGGGTTCCTCTGCCTAGTTGGAGGGATTGGACCATCTTCTTCCATTAGTCTTCTGTATCTTTGTAGAGGATTTTCTGGAGTTCTTCTGGTTACACCTTCAGGGGGAGGCTGGTTCATGTTGACTTCAGGCGTAGCTTCACCCTGTTCACGTGGCCCAACAAACTTTCTCTCAGGTCTTCGCTTAGGCTTCTTTGTCTCTCTGGATTTCTTTGCTGGCTCTTCTAATACTTTGCCGATAACATCACCAGACTCACCGATGATTTCACCCTTCTCTGTTACGGTAGGAACAAACTTGCCGCCGAATAATCTTTCAGCCATAGGCTCCCATGCAACTCTCGTTCCGTTCTTCCACTCAATAATTGGCGTACCTGTTTCATCAACAGCAACAACCTTGGCTGTACCGTATATAGTCTCTATGGTATCACCAACCTTGTGAGTTACTGTTTCAGCAGGAGTCGGCTGTCCTTCCTCTACAGTAGTATCTATCTGCCCAGAGCTATCTACAGGGAGTTGCTGAATTGTAGGTGTAGGGGGTTCCTGTATCTGGTCAGTGCTTTCTAGCGGAGTGACTTGGATAAAGTTATTGCCTCTGGGTTTATTGCTTACAGTAACTAATCTGCCACCAGAGTCTTGAACAACGTACAATGTCTTACCACTTTTATTAGACTGCTCTTGAGCAGAATTAACAGAAGTAGATATAGACTCATCGGTAATCTCAGTAGAGTTAGCTTTATACGTTGCAACTGTATTCGCTAATTGGAGTAATTCGCCCTGCGGCATCTGGCCAAGTTCGTGACCGGCCATAGCACCTGCTTGCAAATCTTCTACTATCCGCTTCTCTTCAATCCTATCGTATAAATCAATCTCCTCTATAGAGGCAGTACCGTTTTCAATCTTCCTTTCGAGATTGTTAAGGATGCGGTCTTCCTTACGCTGTCTTTTTTTTGCCTGCCTTTGCTGTTGTTGTGTTTGTTCTGGAACCTCAACTGGACCAAGCTCTCCTGTTGGAACGAACTTTGCCGCCAATTCACCTGTAGTTCTTTCTCCAATCTCATTCTGCCTATCTGAGATAAGGTCTCTAACACCAAGCCTGCCCTCTTCAATCTTGAACTCTATACTGTAACCCTGTTCTTGAGCATATTTAGTAAGTTTCTTTTGAACTCTCGCACTGTCTTTTGGGTCACTAATCTCAAGGAACCGCCATCCTTCCATGTTCTCTGGTGATTGCTTTAATACTTCAGCAACAAACTCTACGCCCTCACCTCGAATATGGTCTTTGAATATTAACGGAGAAGCCAAGACTGCCCTTCCAATACCGGGTGCGGCAAAGCCAATGTTGCGAGTTGTTAAATCTCTTAGCGTTGGCATCTTGAAAGATTCATCCAGGCCAGTCATTGTCCTTAAAACCTTCTCGAACTCTTCCTCTAAGTTCTCTTCCGGTAATCCATGATAAGCCGAAGCGTTAAATAGTTTAGAGAAGAAACCCTTTGGCGTTCCACCAGGATTCAATTTCTCCCATGCTCTAAATGGGATACCAATTAGCGGAATCTTCTTAACGATTTTAGCTAATTTACCGCCCGACATCTCTGCAACATTAGATATTGTCTTTTCCATCAAAGAGATAGTTATAGGAGAGTTCTCCCCCATAGCGGCTCTGTCGCCTATATCAGAGTAAAGGCTTGGCATTAACAACGACCTTGCTGCCTGAGCTGTGACAAATGACGTTGTGTTTATTCCAAATTTAGTAAGTACATTCTTGCCTAATTTGCCTAACCCTTTAGTTAATGCCCCTTTTACTGTCTCTCTTACCGCCGTAGATGAACCTTGTGTTACAATCATTTCAGCCGCATAAGGAAGCGATTGACCTGTTATTAAGCCACCTTCGCCCAGTATTGAACCAGTACCAAGTCTATCTTCAGCACCACGTTGCATAAGCCTATTTTGAAAATACTCTAAATAGCCCTTCTCTTCCGGGAGAAGGCTTTCATCTAACGTCTTTATCTTTTCCAGTACGCCTCTGGCAATCTCCCTTTCGCCTTCACTAATCTCTTCACCATTCTCAAACTTATTATATATGCTTTCAAATTGAGTTTTATCCTCATCAGTAATGTTATCGTTCTTCTCTAACTTCTTAGCAATAAAGTAAGCGGCAACTGAATGTGGTAATGTATATACATCTTCAGCGGCCCTTTTTAACCCTCTGCCTACGCCCTGCCAATAACCTATCGGCCCTTTGCCAACTAGCTTGCGAAGTTCATCTTCGGGAACACCGGGATAATCCTTTTTGAGTTCATTAAGATAATATTCTTCGTGTGGAACATTCGGCATCTGCGTAAGTTCACTGGGTATATAATCCTCTCTTGCCTTCCCTGTCAGAATATCTATTTGAGGGGCAGGCTTCTGAGGGGTGATTCTACTGTCTTGTTTTAGTGCAGGGTCAAACTCAACACCATATTCATTAACTGGTTTAGGTTGTATAGGTGGAGTGTATGGGGCTGCGTAGGCATCATACGTCTGCTCTTCTTGGCCAAAGCTGGGTTCAACAAACGGACTGATATTACGTTTAGACTGCATTAACTGTGCGGCAGTCTGCATACTGGCCGCTTTCTTCTCAGCCATCAACCTTGTAACATCGGTAATATCAGATTGTGGAACTAGGGTTGCAGTCCTCTTCTGTGCCATAAGTTCTGCTACTGTAGGCATTACTTATTTTATTCCTTTCATGTCCTCTTCTGTTATAATCTTATCTCTAACCATCTGGTCAAATTCAGCCTGCTGGTCTTTAGGCATTGATGTGTACCAACTTCTCTTTTGATAAGGAACAAGAACATTAACCTCTCCAGATTCCTTATTGATTATAGCGTCAGTATCGCCAGTCTCTAATTGTTTGACTAAATCATGCAACATCTTGACCCGTTTTTTCTTGTCAACACCATCAAATGTTTCCATCGTCCAGCTTGGGTCTAAAGGTATCCCCGGCATATTGTGAAATGCCTTCGCTTGTTCGTCTGTTAATGATACGGCCTTAATAGCATTAGACATTAACCTTGTAACATCTCGTTTACGCTTCTTCTCTTGATATGGTCCCCATAGTTTTTTAGGTACAAAAGCAGTCATTTGCTCTCTAGGAGATGCTCCATAACGATCTCCTTTCATGTCTTTAGAGAATAACTCTGGAGCTTGGAGCCTTGTTATCTCTATATAGTCATCTTGTGTAACTGGGTTTTCTATAGTAGAAGCGGCTATAAATCCCGTAACGTCGTCTTGAGAAAATACATTACCACTAATAATATTAAAAGCTTTTTTAGATGCGTTGTCAGCCGTATTGAAATGCCCTGTCATTTGCTTTGGTAACTTCGTGCGTGCAAGTTTAGCGGCCTTCTTATCCCTAATGCCCTCGGAAGCCTTAAAGACTTTCTCAAAAGCGGGACTTCGTTGTGTTTTCGTTCTTACCGGAGTAAGCTGATTATTTGCATTAGCGTTTTGCTGTAATTGATTCTGAGTTGGAACTGATAAGTCGCCAAGACTTTGCAACCCTGTAGCAATATCTTCTTGTGCTTCGGGTTGAACACCTGTGTCAAGAGTGGAACTTTGTGTTGGTGTGCCTAACCTCTGTAGCAATGGGGCCAAGACAGTAGCGGCCATCTCAGAATTTTCACCCATAAACATATTGCCTAATGAGATTCTTTGCTGGTTCTGTCTCCATTGTTGGTCTTCCGTGTTTTCCGTCTTATCCTGTGCGGCATTCTGTGTTCTCTGGTCAAAATTCTGTTGTGCCATCTGCTGATTGAACTGGTCACGCGCAGCGACACGCTGTTCCTGCTTACGCAACTGGTCGTAATATTGCTGCTTCTGCATCTGCTGATTCTGCATCTGCTGATAACCCATCATGGCGTTACCGACACCTGTGGACATCATCGACAATCCTTGTAATGCTCTGCCTAAATCTGCCATTTCATAACTCCCTTTAGCCTATATTAGCCATTTTCCAATCAGACACCTTCTCTTGAGATGGCAATAATGGTTGATTAGACCCGAACATCGCTTGCATAAACTGCTGTAATCCAGCCATTCTCGTCATAGTCTTTTTAGCACCGCCACGTTGACTCATATATGCAGGCTGATCTAAACCAATATTCGCTGGATTTCCAAGCAGTTGTCTTCGTCGCTTCGTCTGCTGGGGTGTATCGCCTCCGCCACCTATACGACCACCTTGGGCAAACTTCTGGACAACATTACCCGTCACATCGGTATCTGGGAACGCTCCATATATCTGTGGTTCCAATTGGGATAGTGCAT